TAAACGAGCGTCTGGTGCGTCTCAGGGCGTGTCTCAACTGGGCAGCGGATGAGGAGATACTTCCGCCGATGCGTCTTCGCCCATTTCCGGCTCAGCCGGTACAGGAACGGATCAAGGACAAATACCTCGAGAAAGCTGAACTGCTTGCCGTGCTGGAAGCCATGACCGTGGAGCAGTGGAAACTGTTGACGGAGTTTCTCGCCCTCTCAGGACTCCGGATCGGCGAGGCGCAGGCCCTCCTGATCACGGACATTGCGGACGGCTACATCCACGTAACCAAGACCTACGACCGGGAACAGGACGAAGCGACCACGCCGAAGACCCGGACCTCGTACCGCTCCGTTTACATCCAGTCGGAATTGCAATCCGTCATCGATGAAGTCATCCGCATGAACGAGCAGTCTAAGGTCGTCTGCCCGCTTCTCTTCCACCAGAACGGCTACCCCGTCCACTACGATGCTTATCGGAAATACTTCAAGGAAGTTACGGAACGGACCATCGGACGGATGCTGACGCCTCACGCGTTACGGCACACGATGACCAGTTTGTTTGCGGAGCAGGGCGTTTCGCTCGATGCCATCTCCCGCCGACTCGGAGACACTTCAGCCGTGGCAAAACGTGTCTATCTCCACACGACCGCCGAACAGCGCAAAAAGGATAACGAAGAGGTTGCACTGGTAAGAATTATCAGCTAGACTTAGTGCAACGTATAACTCTTTATTCATACTCCCTTTAAATTCCATAATGGTGCGCCGTCAGTCTTGCCAGGATTGACGGCCCTCTTTTTTTGCGGTTTGCCCACAATCTGCCCACTAAACGCAGAAAAACCCGCATTTTCAGCGGATTTCCTACATTCTTTAATGCCGGTGATGGGCATAGTCAAATCACGCATTTCCGCCAAAAATCGGCACTTTTCCGTAATTATCCTATGCTCAACTATGCAGTAATATGCTCAATCTGCCCACTGAATGCCCACTAATGGGCAAAAAAAATAAGGGTGACCGAAGCCACCCTGTCAAAATTATTGTGCCATGAACCACGCTTCCCACGTGTTTTCGCCCACGATTCCGTCAGCTGAGACTCCGAGCGTCTTCTGCGTCTTGAGCGTCGCCGCCTCGGTTGCAGGACCGAAATCGCCATCCACATTCACGCCGATGGCTTCCTGCCATACCCGGACCAGCTTGCCGGTGTCGCCCCTCCTGATCAGCGGGAAAGTCTTCACTGTGGATGAATCTGTGGACGAATTTCCGCTATCCACAGCAGAGCCTGTGGTTAAGTTGATAGCCGTGTGATGCCCTTCGTAGAGCAGAACATCGCCCGGCTTGAGATAGTCGGAAGAGGTCAGATACTTGTCGGCTGTCAGCTCCTTGAAACCCGCCGCCTTCAGCACCGCTCGCAGATTGCCCGTGTACGCATCCGGACTCACCGCAGACAGTGCAGGCAGTCCGTACAGATAACCGACCGCCTTGATGCAAGCAGCGACGCCAGAAGAGCAGTCCGCTTCGCACGCTTTCGTGATGTTCTTCGGACGGTAGCCGGAAGCCTTCAGCTGCGTCCAGAACGTTTCACGCTGATCCTGATCATAACCGACTTTATCGTTGTCCGCCGCCTCACCGGCAATGTCGGCGATGGCCTGTCCGATCGAAGCGGTCGGATACCTCAGGACCACATTCCACGGACGGTTATACCATGACCGCCGTCTCCATTCCTTGCCCGTCTGATCACCGGCTTTACCGCCCGAATAGTTTCCGTTCTCGTCCTGTCCGCAGTTGCTTATCTGTGTCAACGTGGTTCCCTTCTTTCGCTTTGCCTCCGCAGTGTAGCCGAACGGGTCACTGGTTGCTGTCGGAAAGCAGTAAAACGTGTACGTGCTTCCCATCCTGTTTTTGATGATTGTCACATCTTTGACATATGCGGAGCGGTCTCGGATTGAGCCGGTACTGATTGACTTAATATCGGAAAAGCAGTCATGTTCGTTAATATACTCAGGAAGCGTCCGATTCCCATTGACTATGACATCCTTTACCGCATTGACAACCGACTCGCCTGCGTGACCGTTGTCCATGTAATAGGCCGCACGGTAAAACCACCCACCATTACGGACATAATCATAGAGGTCGGAATACTTCGTCTGGAGCTCGAACAGATTGCACATGAGTGACGCTTCCGCCGCCGCACCGATGACGGTCCCCTGTTCCTGCAAGCAGAGATTAGCCATCTTCTGGAGCTTCGTGGCGTTCAGCTTATACTTCGTCGACATCGTCCAACCCGTCCGCAACTTTTTTCAGTTTCTTAGTAATCCATGTCGGCATCGGAATACCGGCAAGGTCTAGATTCTCCATTACGCTAATAATTTCCATTATGACAATGTACAAGCTGAAAAAGACCGCAACATTAAATTCAAGTGGTATCGCAACGCCCGTAATGTAAGCAAGGAAAACAACCATCAGTTCACCGGCTTTACGGAACAGACCCTTGCGCATTTTTGTCGAGTCGTAACAATTATTAATGTGCGCTTGAATCAATCCTGTTAAGATATCCGCAACGCAGAAGATAAACGGTAAAAGGAAAATCCAGTACAAGTGTGAATAGTTGATGTTACTTAAATAGTCCATACGTCAAGCCCTCCGATTTGGTTTATTCGGCTTCGTAAAGTGTATCGAAATTCTCGTTCAGAATGATAGTACCGTTCTGATCCTGCAATGTAAGAGCGACCTTAGTAAACTGCTCACTTGTCACCGCCGCCGCCGCTCTTGTGTAGTAAAGGGAAAGACCCGTTGCGAGGCTCTGCCGTGCTGTGATACTGCTGTTAATGATTCCGTCGGGTCTTGTCTGAAGTTCTGTTACAAAATAATACATATGATTTACCTCCGTGAAATTATGATGAAATTGCTGTGCCGTCTGCATAGTGCGTTTCATAGTAGCTTCCTTCGATTGGTTTCCAAGTGATAGTGCCGTAGCCGTCAACGGTTGACCAGTTTGTGGCAGATTTATAATCGTTAGTGCCAGTCCCAAGCGCATCATACAGAGATTTAGGAATATAGATTTTGCCACCTGCACCACCGGAAGTATATCTAGCGTTATTGCTAAATGCCGTTACGTTATTAAGCTGTGATACTGTCGTGGAGCGAATTATAATTGTTTCCAGACTTGTACAGTCTTTAAACGTATTTTGATTTATGACTTCCCCCAAAACATCGACAGCCGTAAGCAACTTACTGCCGTTGAATGTGTAACTTCCTAAATTTGATGCTAATGGTAAAACAATGATTCCAAATTTCGAATTTTCCGAAAAACCATTACCTGTACCTGTAAGTTTTGGAAGATGTAAAACACTTCCGTTTTTTCCGTTTCCGGCGAACGCCCATGCGTTGGCAGTACTTAATCTAGGCAGATTAAACACTTCGCAATTCGAACAACCTTCAAAAGCCCTATCTGCAAGGTATTCAAGGTTTGGAAGTGAAACCGATGTGAGATTAGAAAGATTACTGAAGCTTCTTCCTTTTAATCTTGTAATTTTATCGTTATAAAACGCACCGCTAAAAGTGCCACTCAACACGGCGATTAGGTCATCTTCCGCACCGCTACCGCCATATCCTGCCGCCAACGTTGCGACCGCCGAAGATAAATCGGTATCGGATGCGCCCGTGACCGTATTCGAATATGTTGTGAGTGCCGTTATGGCGTCTGTTAATGGAGTTGTCGTTGGCATAATTTACACCCCCAATGCGATAATCGCCGCCGAATAATCAGCATAGACGGCATCCAAATTTGCCTTATCCGTTGCGCTCATAAGTCCGGCGGTGCTTGTCGTGGCGTTTGAAATCGTAACTGCACCGCTTGACCCGTTGACGGATGAAACATAAGTCGTATTATCCGCAAGTGCGCCCACATCCGAAGCCGTGAGTACGACAACCCCCGTTTTGCCATTTACGGAATCAACTGGAACGGTCGGAATAGTCGGCGTGTCGGACAAGTCGTTATAACTGCCAGTTGTTGCCACCGTTGCAAGCGTTGAAGCTTCTGCATAACCTTGATTCGTAACCCATGTTTCCGTTGCATACCCGGAAAGACTCTGATGTGAGGTTAAATAACCGGCATCGTTATAAAATGCGGATACGTTAGTCGGAACGGTCGGAATGACGGTTGAGTCTGATAGTGCTCCAACATCAGAAGCATCAAGTACAACCGCCCCGGTCTGACCATTTACGGAAGTGACCGCGCCACTACCGCCTCCGCCGGTTATCTCGATCGGCACGTCGATCTGGCCCTCTTCGCCCATCCTGATGCCGTTCTTCACGCGGATCCGGAAGAGGTTGGATGACCTTACGAGGGCTCCGTCAAGGTATTCAAGCAGCTGACCGTAGAATTTGCCGACCTTGTCCGTCAGAGGTGAGCCGATGTCGACGGTCATATTCGTAAGCTCGAACAGCATCGGCTCCTTGAAATTGAAGAATTTGAGGTACATGGTCGAGCCTGTCACGCTCTGGTCGAACCCTGTGAAGGTTACGGTATCTGTGCCATAATCCTCAAGGTAGCCGAGCACGAGAGGTTCGGATGATGTAATGTCATAAGTCATATGCTTACCCCATTATGTAGGAAGTGTTAAATCTGCACTGAGCCACGCCCGATGCAGTAGTTACCGAGATAGTGCCGTCCGTTTCGATGCGGAACACGCCCGAGTCCGTACCGCCTCCCCAGAAGCACCCTTGCTGTTCGACCGCAGGCGGATTCGTAACCGTGCCGATGGTTGTCCACGATTTCGCCGAAGTGTTTGTGAATGTCAAGTCTATGCACACATTGACCATGTTGCCCGCTACGACTTCCGAGTTGTGACGGGTGTCCGAGGAAATGCCTCTTGTAATCGTGACCGTGCCGGTCGTGGGCGTACTCTTGACCTGTCCAGCTGCGGAAACGTTGCCAGACCAATCGACGGTCAGGGCGTTGCTTCGGGCGTTGATGGAAGTGCCGTTGCCGATGATCAGCGCATATGTATTAGCATTGTCTTCCACGTTGCACGTGCCGATTGCCGTCTGATAATCGGAGGAGGCTAAGGTGAAATAATTTTGCGCATGAGATGCTCTGCCTGATGCAATCGAGCACGTACCCTCTGCGTGCGAATAACCTCCACTTGCGGTCGTGCCATCCCCTTCTGCATGTGAGTAAAGACCAGACGCGATTGAGCCAGAACCTTCGGAATGGCTTGCATAGGCACTTGCGGTCGTGCCATCCCCTTCGGCGTGGCTTGCAAAACCAGACGCTACTACCTGAAGACCCTCTGCCAAAGAATAATTTCCGATCCCGGGGCCGCTCCTTCGGGCGCCGACCGTATAATACGGAGCCGTATCTGTTCCGCCGCCTGATGCCGTACCCTCGCCGTATCCAAGCCTTACGATTTCCGTAGGATTGCCAAAAACATCGTACCCGTTGACGACCATACCACTCGCCGAAAACGTTGCTAATTCTGCCAGACCGTCTCTGATTGCTAAACCGTTTGACCTCGCCAGCAAATTACCGCCTCCGTTTGCGGGGTCGGCTAAAAAGTCATTCTGTGGTATCTCCGTGATATGTGCGCCAGTATCCGTGCCGGATTCGGTATGCCAGAAATACTGGTTCGTATTGCCTGCGATCTTCGTGACCGCCGCGACCGCTTTTTTGACCGTCTCCACGACCACGTTCGTCTCTGCGACTTGCTGTACTGCCTTGACCGCTAACGTATCATCCGTCGGAGGAGCCGTCGCATTACCCACGAGGAACGCTTTCCCGCCCGACACTCTAACTTGCACATTGTCGCCCGCTTTGGCGTCGATGGTCAGCTTGACGGGAGTCTCGTCTACGCCTCCGGGGATGTGGACCCATGCCGTTCCGCCCTCGACTCTTTTGACCTCTGCCTGAGTGTCATAGCCCTGAGTCTTCGGTCTGGATGCCTTCTGAAATGCTTTTACAAATTTTTCTGTTCTCATTTAGCCTCCGATCACAAAGAAGTCTCCGTGTCACATCTGACCGCTTCTTCGGAAGTCCTGCATCCGTAAGCCAGTTCGAAGCTCTGTGTGCTGATACGGAACGTGTCGTCGATGCCGACCTCCGGATAGCTGATCCTTACGATGTCGCCGACCGTGATGTCCGGGCAGAATCTCCGGGTGTAGGTGATGGTCCGTGCAGGACTTTGCAGTTCCTTCAGCCTCTTGTATGCGTATGCGGCGATGCTCTCGTTCGTTCCCAGGTTGACCGAGGACTCTTCCGCCCATATCTCTCTGCCTCTTGTGACAGTCGAAAGCGGTCCGTCTCCGTCATCCCTTGCGACAGCCGTCAAGTCACCGCTGACCGCCCTGAAAACGTTCGGGCACGAATACCAGTCCGAAGTATCACTTAAGGTAAGCTCCAGCACATCGTTGTCGAACGAGTCGAAAGTCATGATCGGAACATCGGAAGTCTGTTCGATGTGGATAATTCCGTACCCGTCTACACGTATCCGCCAACCGATGGCGTCCACGACCTTCCGGGCAAGCGTGAGGTTCGTCTCGCCGTCCTCTGCCACGATGGACTCTGTGAGCCGTGGATAATCAGCGACCGTCTCGACCTGTACGGGAGCAGGACCTCTGAGGAGCCGTGCCGCTGCCTGTGGCGCTGGAACATCCGCCGGGATGTAGTAGCCTCGTTCCGTCAGAATATCGTCGGCAGGCTTCAGTACTGAGTAGCACTCGACCTTATAAGTGTTCATCCGTCCGTAGATGTCTCTCGTCGGAGCGGATGTGATGCCCGTGAACAGCGGTACATGCGTGACGCCGTCCTGATCAGCGTCGAGCCATATCCGGACCCACGCTTCTCCGATGCTCTCCGTCATGTCCAGATCAGCCGACTGCATAAGGTCGCCGACGGCCCGATTGATCGAACCGCCGGTTATCTCTCTTCTGCCGATGTCGCGCCATGTGAGCGCGTCGAGGATTGTGATGTAGTAGGATGCGGTAAAACCGTCTTTCCAGATCATTGCAGTGCGCTCCACTCGCTATAGGTCAGACCGTCGTATCCGACAGTGTCGACCTGTTTGATTGTCAGATTGTAATTAAGTGATGCGGAGTTGTAGGCTCTTGCTTCAGTCATCTGAACATCCGCCGCGAAACTGGACCCTTCCGGAGTCCGTACATGGCAGATACCCGCGTACTGTGCGAGCTCTCTCATCAGCTCTCCCGTATCCTCGTCGACATCCCTCACCAGTACCGTTCCGGCTGTTAAGTCACGAGTGACGGCCCGGTTATGGTCGCCTGTGATATGTCCACCGAGGTAGGTCGTCCGCTGGAAGTCCTTCGTCCAGCTATTATTCAGCGTGATGTTGTACGGAAGCTCTGCCCGGTCTCCGCCGAAGTCGATCACTAATGTTCCCGGATCAAGTTTCGTGTAGGTCGGCTCGTAGTCCGCGATTGTGTTATCCTCGGTGATGTAGTCGCCGTATTTCGTGACGGTCACACACTTGTAGCCTGAGAACCCGCCGAAAGCGGGATACGGGTCGACATATTCCGTGCCGAAGGTCGCTCCCTTGTAAATCAGCTCAGGACCATCCACGCTCATGCGGTAAATATCGCAGGTGTCGCCTGACTGGTAATTCGACGGAGCCGTCGGAGTTATTTTCGCGATGTAGTTGACAGTGTCCGGTGTGACCGTGGCCGTCGGGGCCTCTGCCTGATGCGCCCAGTGAACGAAGAACCTCTCGGTCGCTACGGCTTCCTGCCCGAAACGGTCTCGGACCGTCGCCACCAGATTGTAGTAGGCGCCGTCGTCAAGCCGTCCGATCAGGTCGCCGAGTCTGACCGTGAACAGGTTCGTGCTCTCGATCGGGACCGTTGAAATGTAGACCGTCTCTCCTTCGGCTCCGTCCGTGAATGTTCCGTCCGGTCTGATCATCGGATAGGTCTCAGCACGTTCGATCGCCAGCGTGACGCTCTCCGCGTTCGCAGCCGTGACTGTGACGCTCAAGGGCAGTGCATTAAGCACGTTGTCCGCCTGTGTCGTGTAGGTGATGGCTACCTCGTCTCCGTCTGATGGTGCTGATGCCAGCGTGACCGTTGCGCCTGAGTAACTGGACACCGTAACCGCTGAGCCTTCCACCTCTGCTGTCGGGGTCGAAGCAATATTTCTGCTGCAATCAAAATCGACGGTCGCACCGTCTCCTTCAAAGTATTCCGTGAGTGATTGAGACGAAGCGAGGCCAGTGCTTGAGATAGTGACCGTCGGTTCTGCCGCGATCATCAGCTGGACAGGCTCGGAATAATCCGATAACCCTCCTGAACCGGACCGCGTCCGCAGGGCAAGGTAGACCGTCGTGCCGTTGGTCCATCCCTGCTCTTTCGCGTAAACATCGATGTGCTGTGCGTTCGTCGTGGACCCGACCGAGTTGCCGTAAGTCCATACGCCGCCGGAATAGGTCGCCTCGACGATCTCACCGGCGATCTGTGCCGTGCCGTCTGTCGTAACATACGCCCAGTACGCCGTGACCATGCCCTCTTCCGTGATGGCTTCCTCACTGAGCTGAAGGACAGGAATAGCCGGAGCGGATGCAAGGTCGATCGCTACATCTGCCGACCATGGTGAGTAAGTCACGTTCTCGCCGTCTGTCAATACGGACCTCACGCGGACATACCACTTGATGCCCGTATCGAGTCCGACCAAGTACCAGGATGCGACCTGCTCGGTTATCTCGTAAGTCTCCGGCTCCTCGTTACTCATCCAGTTGTCCGGGTCCGTCGTCCATGCTACGATCGCGCCGGTTGCGTCGCTCCAGTTGTTTGTCCACTGGACCAGTACCTTGCCGGAGGTGGTGGTTGCCGTGACGGAATTAAGCGTCGGAGCTGTCGGGA